AACCGCACAAAAAACTGGGTAAATCACGCACATATGCGGTCAAAATATGCGCACCGAGACGTTATCGGGTACAACACTTGAGAAAGGTAAATCTGAGATGGAAGAAATGCAAGAAAACATAGCCCCTGAAGTTGAACAAGCGCCGGTTGAGACCGAAAAAATGGTTCCGCAATCACAGGTAAACGCGATTATTCAAAAGAAGATGGCCATGGCTGCTGATAAAGCACGCAAAGAAGCTGAGCAAGAGTACATGAGCAACCTGCAAGCCGCGCAAGAACAGCGCAATAGTGAGCAGGCACAACCTCAAAGAAATGAGCAAGTTTCGCGCGATGTCGACGCTGAATCAATGTACCAACAGGTGCAAGAAAAGTTTAACGCAGACATGCAGAAGCGACAAATGGAATCTGAAATGTCTAATATCGCTGATAGCTATCTAGCTAAAGTCGATATGGGCAAAGATATTTATGATGATTTTGAAGATATTACGGGCGACTTTGACGCTACTGCTTTCCCGAAGCTGGTCTACATGTTAGCCGGTATTGATAACGCAGCAGATGTTTTATATGAGCTTAATAAAAATCCTCAAAAACTCGTAACTGTTGACGCACTTGCAGAAAAATCACCAAAGCAAGCACACGCTGAATTGCTAAAACTCTCTCGCTCAATTGCTGAAAATAGAACAGCACAAGCGGAAGGGCAGCAACAAGGCACGAACGCACCTTTGGACCGATTAAACCCATCTCGTACGACAGGTAACAACGGCAAGATGAGCACAAAAGAGTTACGCAACCAGCCTTGGCTACGCGGGTAATTCTCTAAAAAACAATTTGTCGTTGTAGTTCTATTTTTTTTAATAAAAGGGTTATACGATGACAAATAATGTCTTACAACAAGTCATTACTTATAATGAAAGCAACCTTGCGTTATTGCAAAACAGCTTCGCTATGATTAGTAATGCAAACATGAAGTTTAAAAACTTTGACGCTGACTCACCAAAGAACTTAGGTTCATCAGTTAGTTTCGACTTACCACCACGTTTTACAACTAATAACAGCCTTGTTGCTAGTTTCCAATCTGCTGAACAACGCGTGCAAAACTTAACAGTAAATAAAGCTGCTAGTACTGCATACGATTTCACAGCGCAAGAATTCATCTTTAATGTACGCGATTACATGGATAAATTCGGACGCAGTGCAATGGCTGAAATCGGCTCACAAGTTGAAGCAGATGTAGCAAGCTTAGCTGAAACTAACACATTCCGATTCTTCGGTGATGGCGTTAACCCAATCAATAGCTATGTTCAACTAGCCAACGCGTTAGCATTCTTACGTAACTTTGGTGCTGCTAAAACAAACACTAAAGGCTTTTTGTCTGACCTTACCTTCCCAGGTATCGTTAACTCTGGCTTGAATCAGTTTGCTTTAGATCGTAATAACAAAGAAGCTATGAGCTGGGAAATCGGCGAATTCAGCAACTGCGAATGGTTCCAATCTAACTTACTTAAAACTCATACGTCAGGTTCTGAAGGTATTAACGCTTCAACATTAACTGTTGTGTCTGTTGTTAAAGACGCTAATGACGCGGTAACTAGCATCACTTTCAGTGGTACAAATGGCGCAACTGATGCTGATTCAATCAAGCAATACGATAAATTACAATTCTCAGACGGCGTTGCTGGCCAAACGAATATGCGTTTTCGCACATTCATCGGTCATCAAGTATCCGAATCTCCCGTACAATTCCGTGCGACTGCTGATGCAGCTTCAACCGGTGCTTCACAAGTTACGGTAACAATCTATCCACCATTAAAAGCGGCTGCTGGTGCTGACCAAAACATCAATGTGGAAATCGCTGCTGGCATGCAAGCCACTGCGTTACCTTCACATCGCTGTGGTCTTTTATATGCTGGTGACCCGTTATTCTTGGCTATGCCTAGACTACCTGAAGAAGTGCCTTTCCCTACTTCGGTTGCGGTAGATCCTGATTCTGGTTGCTCGCTTCGTGCATACTACGGTTCATTGTTCGGTCAAAATCAACGCGGTTTTGTCCACGATGTGATATATGGGTACACATTGGTCGACGAATACGCGCTAATGGTAGCTCTGCCTCTATAGACTGAATAATAATAGCCCCGGCAACGGGGCATAAACTTAGGAGATTTGGAATGCCAAATACACCAATCAAAAATGCAGGCTTTCTGTATATCAATGGTCTTAATCTTTCACGCACTAGTGATGAAGTTATTGCAATTACTGCTGGTCAAGCTCGTAATGGCACCAACGTAAACGACATCACTGTTGGTACAGCTTTAGCTGTAAGCAACATCATCAGCGGTGCTGGTGGTCTTGACACTGGCGCTGTAGCTAATAGCACGCATTACGCTGTGTACGTTATTGCTGATTCAACAGGCAAAGAAACAACTGCTGGTATTTTATCAACAGATATCGCTAGCCCATTATTACCAGGCGGCTATGATATGTCACGCCGAATCGGTTATGTATTAACTGATGGTACAGCTGACTTCTTAGAATTCCGTCAAGAAGGCGCAAGCAACGACAGATGGATGTACTACGACGTTGCAATTGCAACTGATATTACAGCGGGTGCTTCTGCAACTTTTGCTGCTGTAGATATGAGTGGCGGTATCCCAGACTTAACGGTTAGCGGTACGGTTAATATGCTTAGTGTATACACACCAACTGCTGGTAATGACACGTTAGAGTTGCGCCCTGGTAGTTCTTCTGCTGCCGCTGGTTACGCTCGTACATCAGGTGCCGTTGCAGCTGTAGCCGAAACAACTAACTTAGTTTGTCCGTTCGACATCACTACTGGTGTTGATTACATCGTTACAGGCTCAGCGGTTGCGCTTTCTGTTGCGGGTTACTTAGACAAGTTAGTTTAACGTAAAAAAAATTAAGGGTATCTTATGGCTTATACAGTCTCTCAGCTGATAACCGGCGCTTACTACGCATCAGGCGTCGTCTCTCGCGAATTTGAAAGCGTAGAAGGGCCGCAAGCCTCAGATGCCCTTATCTGGTTAAATGAAATTTTAGGGGAAAAGCGTGTTGACGACGGAATGATTCCGTACGAAACCACTTACACCCTAAACATGGTGGCCGGTCAGGAAGAATATACAATTCCTGACTGCATCACTATCGACACACTGACATTCTTAAAAGACACTGTTCGGTACTCAATGAGAGCATCAAAGCGTAATGAATATTTCGGCTCACCTAGAGTTGAAAACATTAGCAGCTTACCGTTTGAATGGTATTTTGAAAGAGCTTTAGGAGGCGGTACGCTTTACATCTACTTTTCACCGGATGAAGCTTACCCGATAACTATTAAAGGCGTGTTCGAATTAGCAAGCGTTACGATGTTCCAAGATTTGGAACTCACGCTTGACTCGTTTTACATTACGTATCTTAGATACGCGTTAGCAGACAGAATCTGCAAAGAATTTAATGAGGTTACCCCAGCGGGTGTCTCGGCTCAGCTTAATAAGCTCGTAGCCATGATTGATAAAAAGTCCAGGCGATTAGATTTGCGCTTGCAGAAGATATGCACGCTTAATGGAAGACGTCATGGCGTTAATTGGGGTCAAGTTAATATTGGCCGCGGCTGGTATATTTAATATAGGCGATACACATGGCAGTAGCCAATGCTCAGCAAGTCCCGATTAATGTTGTTGGAAGCTCAATATTTGGTCGATATCCAAAAATTTCTCGTGAGCGTACGTGGAACATGTTCATGTCTGACGATTGGCTAGTGAACACTCCTGGTTTTGAATTTGTATCGCAAGCTTTTTCTGGCGCAGGCGAAGGTCGCGGGTTATTTTACTCATCACGCAGCGGCAGCCAACAGCAGTTTTTAATTGCAGTTGTAGGGACTGGCGTTTACCGTATAGATGCGGGCCTAGGATTTTCTAAAATTGGTGATATCGGTTCACTAACTGGCGAGGTCACAATCGACGAGAATCTAGCGAGCCAGATATGCATAGTTGATGGCACAGATGCCTATATAATAGTTGACGGTATTGGCGTCACTCCGCAAAATATCTTTGCGTCCCATG